GGGGTGGGCACGGGTGGTGATAGTATTGGTGGAGAGTCAAAGGAGTATTGATAGACACCATCGTAGGTGACTGATTTAAAATCTTTCGGGGGTATTAATACGGGGAAGCCAAAATCTGGTCCAAAAGTGGAAAATGCGGTCCTAGTAGAGGCAATCTGTGAGGCGAGGGAGGCGTCAATAGGTGTTAAAGTCAAAGAAACAAAGTCTCCGGGCTGCAACTCAGGTTGACTTTGTGTGTTGTAAAAGAACCGAGTAACAAAGTTGGAGTAGTTGTTAGTATTGGGGCTATTAGTGACGTCCCCACCGCCAAGTAGAGCGGTGTAAGAAGCATAAGGGGTATTGGTGCCAGTGAGTAACGCTGAAAAGTTGAAATCAAGGCCAGAACTGGCGTCTAGGCCCCAGGAACCGGCAAAATTGTCGGACTTGAGCATAAGACTGGCAATGTCTGGCGGGGACCAGGCTCCTAGTGTAGGTGCCAAGTTACCTTTACGTGTTCTTACCATATTCAGCAGATAATTGCCGACACCGTTAAAGACTAAGTCAACATAGGTAAATTTATCCGAGTTGCTGAAGATGGGCCACATTAGTGGCTCTGCGTCAGTACCTCGAATATCAGCATTGATCTTAATGGATTGGGCATCAGGCACGTTGATGTAGGTTGTTTGGGACTTACGATTAGCTGCGATGGAGTTCAATAGCTGAGGAGTTATTAATTCCACGTCATATTCTACGTAAAGTTCGCCAAGGGAAGTAGGTGCATTGGGTGTCAAGACTGACGCAATGTAAAAATTACAGACGTCATAAGTCTTAACATCCGATTCACCAACACCACCCTGGCGCACAAAACGTTTGGCGGTAAAGGCTGTGCGGTCTTGAGACATTGAGTCATAAGTGACAGATTGCCAAGGAGCTGTTCTCACAGCACCGGAGAATGACATAAGGACGACTTTGGAACTTGGAGCAACGTCAGCAGCATCATAATCAGCAGCAAGCATGACACTACCGGGTGTTGAGGTAGAACATACTGGCTGATAACAAAAACGCAATTTCTTAAAAGTGTAATATTCGTAGCGAGAGGCCACGCCAGACAACCAAGGAAATACCGCGTTGAGGCCAGGATTTATGGCAAGCTTGGTAACAGAGAAGTCTGGTTTGGCAGCAGAGTAATCTGAGATATACTCTCGATGAATTATACGACAATTTCCGCCATTAAGATGTTTGATTGTAGGGCGGGAAGTGCGGCTATTGATGGTGGTGGCGACTGGAGCAGTCTTAGTCATCTTTGATGAAGTGGTTTTACTCTTCTGCGATGAACGCATCGTTGTATTTTGGGTGGATTTGGTCATATTGTGGTAATTCGATAAAATTTATATTATTTCACAGGGGTGCCCACCCCCACACAAGACTTATAGATTGCGACCAGACACCTTAGGCTTGGCCGGTATATTGGCCACCGTTCTTGGTTTGTGTCTGGGTTCAACCACTGGGGCGGCGGATTTACCGTCGCTACGTGGTTTCGCGCTGGCAGGGGATTTCCGCCCTGCTAGCTTCGCGTGTTTTAAAACATGCGCTATCCTGTCTTGGTGGTTTGGTTTACCGCCCTCCTTTACAATACCGTCATGGACGGCAGTTATCTCGATCTTCGGATCAACTCGAGTTAACTGTGGATAACATTCATGGATTGTGGTCGCATTGCTAAGTCTCTCGTCAAAAGCCACAACTTCGGCTGCGGACATATTGAGTTGATTAGCAACTAATGAATAAGCGAGGTCTTTTTCGCTCTTAGTGATAGCTTCAAAAGGTGAATCGTACTGTGCCCAGTATACGGAGTCGTATCTGCTGAGCTCAGCCTGGGCATCAGTCATTTCAACATCCCCAATGATTTTCAAAACTGTAGCAGACCAATTAGTTATAATCGGTGTGTTTAGGTCAGTAGTCATATACCCTAATGCCTTACGGTACAGGGCAACGTTGTCAGGGACGTTAGAAGGTGAGACAGATATGTGCAGTTTGCTAATTTGTCTAACGACATCACAAATTGAGTGGTCATTAATCCATGGGTTGAGGTAAATGCGACCAAGAAATGGCACAGGTTGGTACTTACCAACTGTGGCACTGGTAGACAACAACCCCAACTTAGCGAAGGTGCGGTCCAAGGCAATGGGGTCTATGTCGGGTGTTATACCGTCATCACCACCATAAAGCCCAAGTCCGTCCCAAGCGCTATCGAATGTTCTTCCATTGAGGCAAAGTGCCAGATAGACAGTGAAAGCATTACGATTGGTATTACCCCAAGAAGTCTTGGAGGATCCTGAGAGGGTGTTATACTCTGCTTCATATCGTATGCCTGTGGCCGTGTATCCGGTAACCTTTTTCTCATTGTTAAGAAGGTCCGTAACTTCCGTGTGGTGTTCTAACGCAAAGGCGCGTCTAACAGTAGCAAGATCTAGGTCGTAATAGATCTTGCCGCATGACCCGTCCATCTTACTGATGTCACTAGGGACTACAGTGGTAGCTCCACGGCAAACATCTCCGACTCTCTGTGACACCACCTTTGGGTGGTGACCGAAGGCATACCATTTAGTATTCTTGAATATGCTTTCGCTCATTGGCTTGCTGAACTGCCCTAATCTAAAATTATGGTTCATCGGCAAGTTGCTGATATTGCGGGGATCGGTGATTTTGCCATAGGCCTCGGCCTTTTGAAAGGCTTGGACACAAAACTTCCTAGCGTAGTTCATGCTATTAAGCACTCGCTCGACTAGTCTTCTTTGCGTTGGTCTGGTCATACGGGACGCTTGTTGATCAAAAGAATCGGGCACCAGTCTATGGGGATCGGGTATTAGCCGTGCCAAATATTCATCCATGACTCGGTAATAAAAGTTAGGATAACTAGTGACTTTATTCTTGACATTCTCAATCCTACCCTTAACACAGGCATAGTCATTATTATGTGACCTAGCCGGAGCAAAGGAAGCACCATCAATAATAGGACTGCCTAACCTACGAGTGGAGTCCTTACCATCCTCAGTTACTAGAGGGTGTAATGTTTGATAAGCGTCAGAAAAACCTGAGGTACTAATGGTTTTGGTTGTTCCAGCACCACTCATGATATAATCATAAATGATGGCAGCATCGTCCAATCTACTATTAGGATCTCCGGACTTAAAAATACGCTCAACATCAGATAGTTGAGGGGCTTTTGAGTAGTGTGTTCTGATCAAAATATTTGACAAGCTTTGATCAGATAACCTAACGTCAAAATAGTTTCCCTGTTTACTGATATGGTGCATGACTTGACCCTTGTGGTCGAGTGTCTTATGGTGATTGAACCCGTTTGGTAGGGAATAAGACTTACGTTTGACAGTGTGCTCAGAAAAGGCATACCATGCAAGTGGAGTGTAAACAGTGCGTCTATAATTGACGTGGATGAGCGTACGAGCGTCACACAATCGATGGGTCTCAACGGTGAAGATGAGACCGCCGTACCACGTGTGTACGAACAAAGTGTCAGTGGAATAATCCCAGATACCATGCTCATAAGTGGCACCACCATTCACTAACATCTTGAACTTATCGTCCACGATGGTATAGCTAGCATTGGCGGTGACACCACCCGAATGTAAAGGATCAAATGTATAGATCAAATAGTCAGTTGGGTGTAATGTGGTCATATCCATGTAATAGTCAACGTCAATTAAGGCTATGGTAGCGCCTTTAGGAGCACTGGAGATTTTCCCCGGTGTTAACATGTCCTTAGACACGTAATACAACTTGTCACCGAGTTCATCGGATCGTTGTTCCCCATTTGACATACTGACATAATACATGGGTATGCTAGTGGTGAGCTCATACTGCTTAATCATTCCGCGTACAGCATTTCTGCTGGCAGCGGCCTCAGGATGAGAATGTTTCGTCGGTACAGTTAGCGTTTGTGCAATCAGAGAACGAAAGAATGGACGACGGTCCTCAGATATCTCGCTCGATAATCTCGAGAGTACGAATGTCTTAATTGACAAACGGAGACTGGCTAACTTTCTAACTAACGCTGACGAAATCAACAGCATTTGAATACGGAAGTATTCGGTGCGGTAAATCTGCTTTCCTAGTAAGCAGATGACAATTATCAATAAAAGTTTATCGATATTGATAATTGTTGGGAACATATGTCCCAATTCGTTGACGAAGTCAACAGGATTCAAAATGGTTTCATATACAAACATTTCGAAGTGAAGAATCAAGTTTATTAGATTTATCTTCGTGGTAAAG